TTAATCTCCCGTGGACACTGCGTGGACACTCACGCCACCTTTCAGCGGATTAAGGGCCACCGCATCCTGCAGGTAATCCGGTGCAAAATGTGCATATGCCATTGTTTGCTGAATGGTTGCGTGGCCAAGAATCTTCTGAAGCGCAATAATGTTTCCTCCGTTCATCACAAAATGGCTGGCGAACGTATGCCGCAGCACATGTGCAGCCTGGCCTTTTGGTAAATCGGGCTTAACTCTTTTCAGCGCCAAGCAGAATTCCCGGTACTTCACCTCAAACAAGCCGCCTGTTTCTCTGGTTTTGATCGCCTCACAAACTGCCTGCGAAATTGGCACTGTTCTCTTTCGGCCATTTTTGGTTTCAAGAAACGTTACACGGTTATGAACTATCTGTTCACCACGAAGCTTACAAGCTTCACTCCAGCGCGCCCCTGTGCTTAAACACAAAAGCGCAACACGCCAGTAGTCGCCCTCCAGTGTATCGAGCAATAGCGCTACTTCCTTCTGGGACAGGAAAGCCATTTCTCGCGGGGATACATAAAGAATGGAGATCCCCCTTACCGGATGTTCTGCATCCCAAAGGCCTATTCTTTTCAGAACAGTAAACATGCCGGATAGTCGGTTCATGTACCTGTTAGCAGATGACGGTTTCAATCCAGCAGCTATCTTTTGAGAACGCCACGCGATAATTTTCAGCTTATCAAGATCCACAGCCTGCATATCAGCGCCAAGCTCATTGATTATGTTGCACAGTTGTTTTCGGTCTTCTTCCGCCTTACGCCTGTGTTGACCGTGATACATCCACCATAACTCAAGCAAATCATTTAGCGTTCGGCGATCACGGTAGCCCTGTATATATTCCCGCTTTTCAGCGTTCGCCATGATGTAGCGTTCAGTGGCCACCGCTACCGATTTTTTGTCAAATACCTTACGCACGCGCTTTCCCTTGCGTCCGTTCGGCCTGATGTCCAGCAAATAACGACCATCTTCGAGCTTCTTAATTGACATTGCGAAGCCCTCCAATGAACCGCCCTACAATTTCTCCAGCCTCTTTCCAGCAATAATCAGACCAGACAAAGAGCAGGTCTAACCAGTTTTCTGGCCTTAGCGGGGTGATTTTTGGTTTGTTTCGGTTGAAACCTGATCGCCCTCCGAATCGAAGAAGCCATCAAGAGAGAGAGGCGGAGCAATCTGCCCCGTCGCAGCATTAGTTTGATTAAACATCACCCAATCCGAATACTTCCGAAAACGAGGATGATTCAAAATCAGGAGTAACGTTTCTCCAGGTATCATTCTTCCCAATATTTCATAATTTTTGAGATTGTATTGAGATACCCCTGTCACCTCTTCCATCTCTCTACGTGACAATCCCTCTGCCTCTCGAATCAGGCGAAGTTTTTCTCCAAGGCTTGATTTATGGATCATATGTGATCTAAACTCCATGCTATTGGGTTACATGTGATACAAAACATTCAAATAGCCAAAATAAGCCTATATAAGCCATTTTGGGCCATTTGGACGAATTAAGGAGATTACCACAATGAGCGAATCAGAGCTTGAGGGGTTCATTCAGGTAGCACCATATCCACTTGAAGCGGTGCCATATCAACTATTTGCCAAGATGATTGGTCGCAAAGAATCAACCGTCAGAACCATGATTGACGCTGCAAAGTTACCAACGATTGACTTTGTGAAACCAGGTTCAGTGAAGACGCGAGCATCAGAAAACTGGGTATATCTGCCAGCATTTAACGCAGGTATGCGCAAAGCGTTTTTTGATCAGCCGAAAGAACGCCGCGATGCATGGTTGTTGTGGCTGGGGCTTTAATCATAAATGACCAGCAATATCACCAGCGCCATTTTGGACCTTGTATTCCTAGAAGTGGGTGTAATAGCGATTTATCTGCTTAGCAAGCTAACAGGACAAAAAGAACGCTTTATTGTTCTCAACGTTCATTACCTCGCCGCTTATGCCAGAGGTCTTTTTCCGATCACCATTGGTGCGGTGCTCATGGCGTTTGTTATTTGGCTCATCGGGTAGAGGCACGAAAAATGAATAAGCAACAGCGAAATGGCAAGCCCCATAACACGGGATTTCGTCGCAATTACTTTGAAAATGGGCGTTATGCCGGGGAAGTAAATAGGTACGGAGTTTTTGACATGAAGCAACAGTGCAATTCTTCACAGCAACGCTTCCGCAACAGGGAGGAACGCCATGCTAACCGTTTCGCTACCAGTACATCGCGTAGCAACTATCGCTACAGCCTGAGCGAAACACACGCAACACCGGATGGTCACGCTGTAAAACAAATCGGCGAGCATGCCTGGCTGATTGAGAAAGCTGGAATCGTGGTCCACAGATGCCAGCGCACCCCATTTACCGGAAACCGCATTTTTGCACTGAGCAACGGCGACAATCAGTTCGGGCAGGATTTCACATTATACGAAGCACTTCGCACGGTTGATCGTCTGCTTCGCGGGCAAAGTTTTATTAAACAGGCTGATTTATAACAGGTGCTTTATGACCAAAGAGCATGCACAAGGTGTATTTATCCGTTTTATTGATTTTCGCGGTGAACTGTTATTACGCGCATCAGCCATTGACGGAGTTGTTCCATCCGAAAAAAACGCAGCTACTTACGTTTATCTGAACGGTACGCGCCTGACTGTGGAGCTTCCGTACCAGACCGTACGAGAAATCATTAGCGAAGCTGAAAAGGCACGTCAGGTTAATGGCGATGAACCCTATATCGAAATTATTTGTATGGATTCAGAAGCTGAAATTCAGAAAGCAGATTAAAGGGCGTTGCGATGGGCAAAGAATATAAAACTCTCATTAATAAAGCACTTGAGCGTTTTTATTTTCGCTTAAGTGCATCAGGCGCTCATGCTGAACGTGCAGCCCGTGACTCATTGACCAGGGCAATCCGGAGTCTGTATGACGTGGCTTTTTACGCTGATGATCTGGATGCACTTAACGAACTTTCCGAGCTGATCTGTGCCGCAGAATGCGGGGAACATATTGAACCGTATAAGCTGGGGAATATTGCATGAGTATATTTATCTCATGGCTTGTTCTGATTATTTCGGTGGCCTGCGCCATTGGGATTATGCGAATTATTCATTCAGTAAAAAAGATTGAACGCTTTTTCACTGGTGAATAACGATACAAATAAAACATCAAATTAAATAAGAAAACGTGAAAACCATCCGTATTAACGGGGGTATTCGCACACGCAAATAACGGAGATACAAAAATGCACGCAAAAGAAGAAGGTATCATCAGAGCACTGAAAGAAATTTCAAAGACAGAAAACGAAGTAGCGAAAAAAGCCGTGGCAAATGCACATATGGACGTCGCAACCCACACACTGATAGTCGCAAGAGTCACGGCAGAAGCAGCCGAAATTATCGCAAAACAGGATGCTGAACTGGCGGTTCTCAGAACACAACCAGTCACCGGACTGGATTTGTCTAACACCGGACGCCTTATTTACACAATTGGCTCGGAGCTACAGCGATACACCATTATCGCCGGATTACAGGATAAATACCTGATCACTCCTCACCCCATAAGGGAATCAGAGATTCTGACAAATCTCCGCCTGATAGAGCGCTCTCAAGTTGCATTCATTGATGACGCCCAACACACCGTATTTAACGCATAGGGTTACTGGACAAAGGGGGCGCAATGGCAATTAAGCGTTTTTCCGTCATTCGTTTCACCTCCAGAGGGCGTGAATACGAAGTTGACGAACGGCTGATTAAAACGATCGACCGTCACCGTTCGCAACCTGACGCGCATCACATTTATCTCACTGACGACACTTACTTCTGCGCCACCAACGTGGTGCAGGTGAATCTTATCAGACTGGTACAGGAGTCACGCAGATGACCATTCTGGACTACATCGCCGCCAATCCGGGTTGTAGCGGTGGAGAAATCGCCGCAGCACTGAATACCCCAACCACAGCCATTAATGCGGAGTTACGCCGACTCTGGCGCAGCGGTTCAGTCATAAGAAAAGAGCGCAAAACAGGTGGTCGCTTTTCTTACCAGGTAAACCCGATGCAGTTCGGGTGTGGCAACCCGCTTACTCACTTGTTTAACCAGCTACTGAAGGAAGCCAGAGCATGAGCACCATCAACCACCAAGAACTACGCGAACTGGCGACTGACCTGCAACGAATGGCAACGCATCAAAAATTACTGGCGTTTCGCGCAATGCTCTCGCCATCTGCCGTGCTGGCACTGCTGGATGAGCTGGAGCACGCCAGAACCATGGCTCCTGCCATTCGTCTGACGCTCCATCATGAAATCAAGGATTTTTGCGCGACGCTGGAGTCACCAGGTGAATCAGAAACGCCGGAAGCAATGCAGCAGGAGCTGCTGCAACGCATCGACAACGTTTTCGATTTTTTCCTTAACCAGTAAAGGACCGCGATATGAACAAAAAGACCTGGTTTCGCGCATACATGTGGGCGCTGGTATGCGTCCTCGTCTCTCTCATTCTGTATGCAGGACTACTCCCCCGAATGATTTCATCAGACAGCTCCTTCCTGGTATTGCTGGGAATTTTCATTGCCATGCTGTACCCGGCAGGCGTTGTTCGCCTTTTCAGTAAGTACATCAAGGAAATCAAACAATGAAGAAATTCAAACTCTTTCAGATTCTCCCGCTTTTTGCCGCCATCCTGCTGGTTGGTTGCGATCGCGTTGAGCCAGGTAATGTGGGCATCAAAGTCAACAAACTGGGCGACGACAAAGGCGTCGGTGAAGTGGTTGGCGTTGGCCGCTACTGGACAGGCTGGAATACAGAGGTTTACATCTTCCCGACCTTCAAACAAATGAAGACTTACGATGAGCCGTTCAACTTCCAGATGAGTGACGGCACAACCATCGGCTATCACATCGGCGTGGCCTACAAAGTTGATCCATCCAAAGTTACCACGGTGTTTCAGACCTACCGCAAAGGCGTGGACGACATTACCGACACTGACCTGCGCCAGAAGATCGCCGATGCACTCAACCGACTGGCCAGCAAAATGACCACCGATAAGTTTATCGACGGTGGTAAGTCTGAACTGCTGGATTCAGCACTTAAAGATATTCAGGAAGAGATGACCCCCATCGGTATTCAGGTCATGAGCCTCTCTTATGTCGGTAAACCGGAATATCCGCCAACCGTTATCGACAGCATTAACGCCAAAGTCACGGCAAACCAGAAAACCCTGCAACGCGAACAGGAAGTCAAGCAACGCGAAGCAGAAGCCAACATGTTGCGCGCAGAAGCTGCCGGACAGGCCGATGCCATTCGCACAAAAGCCCAGGCTGAAGCCGACGCCATTCGTTTACGCGGCGAAGCTCTGCGCCAGAATCCCGGCGTTATGGAGCTGGAAGCGATCAACAAATGGAACGGCACGCTGCCGCAATACATGACCAGTAACACCGCTGTTCCGTTCGTTCCCGTGAAGTAATGACACCCGGCCAGTGCAAACCGCTGGCCGGAGCAGTATCAGGATTTTTTAGTATGCCGTTCTCACAAAAAAACCGCTTGCCATGCCGCAATCAGTCAGGTTACATTTTCGCTGCACCTCATAAAACGGGTGCCGGGTTTCGCAGCCTGCTGACTACAAGAGCGCACAACCGCGCCAGCGGTTTTTTTGTGCGTACTGTATTGCCACGTTTTTTTCGCGTCAGAATTATGGCGGGGCGTACGGGGCCGACTTCGGTCGGGCCGGGATCTCTTGTAGCCGGTACTGCGAACCTCGTACGTCTCGCCACCCACAGTTTCGCAGCTCTGGATGGTGAGTTTTCACAACTTACTACAAGAGGCCACATATCATGGCAAACCGCAAACAGCACCGCGCTATCGCGGAGCGTCGCCACATCCAGACTGAAATCGACCGCAGACTCACCCGCGCTGCACACATCGCCTTTATCATGCAATCCAACGCATTGCACAGGCTCAACAGTACTATTTCAGCCGACTACTGCGCCGCTGTATTCAGCTATCTGGCGGAAGACCTCCTGTCTCTTCAGGATCTCATCCAGCAGCAAAACAAACTCCATTAA